GTACTTGTACTGCCTGTAAAGATCAAGTCTTTAAAGAAACTTCCGCTGGTAATCGTAAGCGCCGATGCGCCAGCATTGACTGTTAGGTTAGGGGCGTTTGATACTGTGCCGCCCGGCTGGGTGCCAAAAGCCACAGTTGCTGTAGCTGCCATATTGCGAGTAAAACCCCCTGTACCCGTAAATGTAAAGTTGGTAGAAATTGCCATTGCCAACACGGTCGTTGAGGCAGTTGTGCTGGTGAGCGCAATGTTGCCAGCGCCAAATGAAATTGCTCGGGTGGATGTTCCAGAGGAGGAAAAGATACCAGTGCTTAGAGTAAAGCCTGCAAGATTAAGAGTCCCTTGAGTAAGGGTAAATGTGCTAGATGTCCCAGTCGTCATTGCATCAGCAAGCGTGACGGTAATACCTGAGCCGTTGACCGTTGTACTGCCAAGCGTCTTACCGTTGCTTGTAACTGTTGCTGACGCAAGGAATGTTGGAAAAACAGCCGTATACGCTCCTCCAGTGGCAAGGGTTAAATTTCCAGCAATGTTTAAGCCGCTGGCAGTCACCGTACTTGTACTGCCTGTAAAAATTACATTCTTAAAGTAACTTCCACTTGTAATTGTCAATGAGCTTGGACCGCCAGTAACTGTTAAGTTTGGGGCATTAGAAACAGTTCCACCGGCGGTGCTTCCAAAATTAAGCGTGGTGCTGTTAGTGTTATTTCTTGTAAAGCCACCCGTGCCAGTCCAAGTAAATCCCGTGGCTGTTGCCATGCTTAAGTTTGTACCCACACCAAGTGAGTTGGTAATTGCAATATTACCTGTACTAAATGAAATTGCGCGGGTGTTTGAATTGCTGGAACTAAAAGTGCCAGTGCTTAGAGTGAAGCCTGCAAGAGCAAGCGTACCGGCAGTTAGTGTCAACGTACTTGTTGTACCCAGCGTCATTGCATCCGCAAGCGTAACAGTAATTCCAGTACCGTTAATTGAGATGGAGCCAAACGTTTTACCAGCACTTGTTACCGTGGCAGTACCGCTAATTGTGAGAATGCCCGTGTACGAAAAAGTCATACCCGCTACAAGCGTAATAGAGCCAGCCACGCCGAGTATCGCAGTACCCGCCAAAGTTCCAGTAAACCCAGTGCAAGTAATTGATTTGGCCGCAGCACCACTAGGCAGGCCAGAGCTTATGGTACAAGTTACAGCACCAGAAGCGCCATCAAAAAATACATCATCAGCAAGAGTAGGAATGGCTTGCCCCCCAGCACCACCAGAAGTCAGCGCCCATTTAGTACCCGCAGTAGCGTCCCATGCTGCTGTACCGCCCACCCAGTATCTATCCGCCATATTGACCCCTTATGCTTGGGTGGTTACGGCGACCACATCCCAACGGGTGTTGTTGGCGTTGTACACACATCCAACATACGTTGTTTTGTTTGCCGTTGTGGTGGTCGGCAAAGTGGTGCCAATCACGGTGTAGGTGGCATTCCAAGTGATAGCTCGGGCAGTACCGTTGTCGAGAATCCTGAACAGCAGCTTGTTGCCATCCACAGGAGTTCCTGCGGGGGCATTGATCGTAAGCGCGTTGGCCAAGGCTGTGACGCCGTATTGGTCAGCAGCTTGGATGTCTGGCGTGAGAGTAGCCGGGGATGCTGACGACGACGCCCGAGGGTTTATGCGAGAGCTTGTGATTGCCCCAGAAGCAGCCATTGACAGGTTGCCGGGACCGCTAATACGCATTGTCTCCGACGTTGTGCCATTACCAAAAATTAAATTGTTGGAAGAACTTCCGGCGGAAGAGTTGAATAGTTTTATACCGTCGGAACTGTGCTGAACTTGCAGATATATGTTTTGTGAGCCGTCGAAGTGGGTAAAGTAAGCAGAATTTCCACTTGAGCCACCGCTGGTGGAGACACTCAATCGACCGGCACTTGAGGCTTGTGCGCCATAGACCCCCAGACCCGAAGAGTCTAGGTACATTCGTTCGGTGAAGGTGATGGCGGTATTTGCTGTGCCACCTGCTGAAACAAACCATGCGTGAGTGCTACCTCCATTTGCGCCGGTCATTTGATACCGCGCCGCCCCAACACTGCCATGTTGGTATAGCCAGTTCGTGCCGTTCCAGTAAGCACCGTGCGTCACGTCGCTAGCGGTATTGCCAGCAGAACGGCTAGAGAGTGCCGCACCGTAGCCAACCTGTGTGGCAACAGAACTACTCCACGCACTCGGCGTCACCCCCAGACCGAAGTTGCCGGAGGCGTTAATGGTTGCAAGTGTCGTATAGGAAAGTGTGCGCCCTGCCGATCCTGAACCTGCGCCAAGGAAGATAAATCCTTGATTGAACAGCAGGTAGTTGGATGTATCGCCAGATGGGGCAATGTATTGGCCGCTGGTCGTAGTGTGCCGAACATTGTAGCCAATACCGCCATACGAACCACCACTGTAACCCGCAACTGCACCGCGTCCCTCAGTGCCGCCAGAGCCGAGATTGACGTTGTATGTGCCAATGGCGTCAGCAAAATTGATGCCTGTAACTGTGCCAACAACGTTAAGGACGCCCGCTTGGGTGAGCGTCATCACCTGCGTGTTGGTATTCGTTTGATACCAAGCAAGTGTGTTAGTGCTATTGTCTAAATAATTATACCAGTTAGTAGTCCCAGCAGTTTGAAATTGAATACCTGCTTGGTTGGCTATTGCACTTCTGTTTGCAAAGAAATACCCGTTTGAACCGCTGGCCGTAAATTGGTTGCCGGTGTAGTTGTTTCCAGCATTCAGAGCGTCGGCAGTGGTGGCCGTAGTAGCAGTGGTTGCAGTGGTTGCAGTCGCAGCATTACCCGAAATGCTGATGCCCCAAGTGCCCGAAGCACCGCCGCCCGTCAGGGTGGGCGAGTAGCTGGTGTAGTTGGCAGTGTTAATTGTTCTCTGTGCGACGGTGGAGTTTGTAACGCCAGCGAATGCCGATGACTCGAAACTAACTGACCAGCCCGAGGCCCACAGTGCTGTGGTATAGCCGCTATATCCCGCAATCAAGTCGGTGACGACTACCTGTGGATATGACCATGTCGAGGCAAGTTCTCCAATGTATACACACTGAGAAGTACCATCATCGCCAAACCGGACAGTAAGGTCAGGGAGTGACTGCGACAGACTGGTGGCAGTTATGTTATACCAAGTGAACGCAACGTCGCTATAGTTGTAGCCGCTTATCTGAAACTCACCAGACAAGCCGGCACTGTACTGATATACCTTGACCTTAAATGAGATCATGGTATTGGAGCCCCTTGCGGCTGCCGGTATTCTTACCTTAATGGCCCCCGTAACGGTGCTGGCGGTAGTTGCATAAGACGCGCCGCCCGGGGCAAAGATGCGCAGGGCGTTGTCTTGGTTTGAGTACCCAAAATTAGAGGTCAAGTTGCTTGTAAAAGACCCCGTCGTCGCGCTTACCGTGCCACCGCTTTGATTGGTGGCGGTGGTGGCCGTCGTAGCAGTGGTTGCAGTCGCAGCATTACCCGAAATGCTGATGCCCCAAGTGCCACTGGCGTTTGCACCTCCAGTGCTGGGTGCTCCAACGGTGTTGTAGCTGACAGTCAGGGCACCCGAACCGTTGAAGGTCGAGCCTGACGCGCCGCCAGAGCCGCCGTCGTTGAACGTGACGGCGTTGGCCACGGAAGCAGCTTGCCCCGTGGTATTGCCGGTGCCGCCCGCAGCAACAGGCAGGGTGCCAGCTACAAGAGCAGATGCGCTTGTAGAGTACAGGGCGTTGTTTGCGCCTGCAAACGTGGTCAGGCCTGTACCACCGTAGCCAGACTGAATTGTGCCGCCTTGCCATGTGCCGTTTGAAATAACGGTTGTGCCCAAATCAAGAGCATTGGTGCCCCATGTGACACCTTCAGGCAAGTAGCCGTGGAATTCCCATGTGCCACCAACAGTGGCATTTGATATGAGAACTGCATTAGCCGCCCCGCCCGTCGTAACAGTGCCAACAGTTGTGCCAGCATTGTTCTGGATGGTCAGCGTTCCGGTAGCGGCGTTGTTGAACTGAAACGCCGTGGTGTCGGTCAGTGTGGTTGCATCAGGCAATCTGAATGTGTGGTTTCCAGTGCCCGTCAACAACTGATTAAAGTCTGACGCCGCCGTCAGCGTCGTTGTGCCGCCAGAAGCGGTAATGTTTTGCAAACCTTGATTGAGGCGGTTTACTGTGATGTTTTCATTGGCATCGCGCAGCACAACCGAGTTGGCCCCGGAAGAAGCCGTTACGCCCGTTCCGCCGTAAGCTACCCCGACAGTCGATCCCTGCCACGTGCCAGAGGATACTGTGCCCAGCGCAGAGACATTGCCGGTTTCATTTAAATTAACTGACCGGCCAGACGGGTACGTCACAAAGACGTTTACAGCGCCCGAGAAGGTCACCGCGTTACCAGAGTTGCTGGAAGCGTAAACCGTAGTGCGGTCCAGCGTCGGCCCAGTTGTGGAGTATGTGCCAACGCCCACCTCCCAATTGCCAGAAGCGTCAGTGGCCGAGTAGTAGGTTGTGTTTGTATTGCCGATAACGGCAAACGATTGGAACCCCGGCACCGCACCCGTAAGAGTGAAGCTTACGGTAGTATTCGCCGTGGCCGTCTCTTGGACACGGTTTGCAAGGACCAGAGCCATTTAAGACTCCTTTAAGAAGTTGCAGTGGTGCTGTAGGTAACGCTTACAGTGTCGCCTGCGGTGGTTACTTTGGCAGTGGCAAATGCGCCTGCGCTATACAGAGTACCTGCCGTGCTGCTTTGAGTACTGACAGCGCCAGCGCCGGTCACCAAGAAGCAGCCACCCACCGTGCCGCCCGCACCAGTGATGGTGTAGGTGATAGCCGCAGCAGCGCAAGTAGTCACATTCGACGGCGTGGTTCCAGTCGATGTAGAAGCAGTAAATACAGCCGTGCCGCGAACAGCAGAACCACCAACGGTGTAGTTGATGAACTCAGTCCATCCGCCATGAGAGGTCATGGTGTCAGCGGCGGCAAAGGTCGGGCTAGCACCAGAAATCAGGCCCAGAAACGGGCCAACAGTGGTGTAGGTGCCAGAAGTGCGAAGCAACGTATCAAGCATCAATTGCTTGCCGCCTTCGTTGACCAGATTGGGAAACTCATCTTCCCATTTGATGTTGCCGTCAGCATCTCGGCAGACCACATGGTAGTGGCCTTCAATGCCAACGGACTCGTTGCCCGTGACGTTGGATTGCATGGTAACTTTTGCGTGATCGCCAAAATTTGAAAATTCTTTGGACATAATTGCTCCTTAATTGATGCGAATGATTGCGGAGTTACTGCTTGCAGCAGGAAACTGCACTTGAAATGTGGAGGTGGATGTTTTGTCAGATCCAAAATCTAAAACACAAACAGCACCGTTATCGCCTGCTTTGTAAATCAAAGCACCACGGGCCGTGATGGCTGCGTTCCAAGATACATTGTTAAATGAAATATAAGACACATCGTTACTGGATGTGGGCGTTATAGATACTGTCAAAGGCTGGGGAGCATACCCGGATGCCACAACTTCATTTTCAGATGTATACGCAGTTGTGTTTTCGTTTAAATTTGCATTTGCAGTATACAAAGCAATGTAAAACGTGTCTGAGGTGAAATTAAATCCACCATTAAGCAACTGCGTTTTAAACGTGTTTGTGGCTGTTTGGACTATTGCCATTTAAACCACCGGATTTCTTACTTGACCATCACGATAAGCATCCATGCGCTGCTTGCCGTCGCCAAGATTCTTGAGAAGACTGATGGATTGCTTGTACTGCTGATCATAGAGTTGCACAAGATCAGGATCACCCTTCATAAACCTAATGGCCTCAACCATGACGCCATTAAACAATGCCGTTTCAAAATTGTCGCCAAGCCAAGTGGTTCCTGTTGAATTGAAAACACTGTTTACTGTAAGAACAAACCCGCTTCCCGAGTTGCCCAAGTTGGAATTGTTTGCGCTAAGTGAATTGTTTACAGCATAAAAACAACCACTCTTTGAAATAGTAACTGATGTGACGGCGTTGCCAGAAACAATAATATTAGCCGTTGCCGATGAACCACTGCCCCCAGTTAGTGGGACATTAAAATATGTCCCATTGGCGTATCCAGATCCGCCAGAAGAAATTGTTACTTGATTAATGGCTGCCTGAACAATTGATTCTGGCAAATAATAAAAATGCAGTTCTACGCCATATGCCTGATCTGGCGTTGGTCCCAAAATAAACGACAACTCATTTAGGCTGCCGTATGTAGGGCCAAAAATTGCATAGTGCTTTGGCAACCCTCTTGAACTGACGGATGAGGTTCCGGGGTTTGGGTATGCTTCTCTAATAAAGTTTACATCTTTATTTAGAAGATACAAATATTCACCGTTGGGCTTAATTGCGGCCAATGAATATACCGACAAAAAATCATTTGGCGCAGAAAGATACGGGTTGCCAACAGAAAGATTGCCGGTCATATTCTTTCTAAGACTGGCAAGCTGGGCTGTGTTGTAAATGTTTTGCTCTGCGATACGAATCATCGCGTTCATATCTACCGTGAGAAATGTGTTCTCACAGTAATCTTGAACAGCGGTGACAAGTTCAGAGTAATTCATTTAAACCTCACGCCATAGGGCCACGAGCCATCACGCCTTTTGTGGCCGCTCCGGTGCCGCGAATTTTGATGCCGCTTGTCTTTGGCTCGGGATACTTGTCCCGAGTCAAATTACCAACAGACATTTTGACATCGTTGGGTGTATTTTTTGTGCCGCCCTGATAACCGCTGTTTTTCAGGTCAACACCTTTTTTGCCATCCATTGTGTGGGGGATGGCGTAGACGCTGGCAGGACCAACTTCTTTGCCCATTTTTTTCATCGTAAAAGCCATGATTAAATCCCCGCTTTACGAACACTACGAACAGGTTTTTGCTGGTTTGCAACCTTGGCAAGATTACGACCAAGCTGCTTCATTTGCAGATTGGTTTTACCGCCTTTGGCAAATTTAGTTGGCGTTTTGCCGGGGTGCATGTGCGATTCATGCTTGTGAACTGCTTTCTTTGCGTCCATGATCAACTCCTTAAGTTGTTGCAATTGTCACTGTACCGACCTGTACGGTCAATACCAAATAATTTGGCGTTAATCCTGCATCGTCTGCACTAGCTCCGCCAACCGGATTCCAACCCCACTGAATGACCCTTGAACCATCTGTCGGAAATCCGACAGGGTTTAAACCTGCTTGACGATAAGTTGTGTCTGTCCTCGGATTCCTCAGGGCTTGAGGGTCATCTACAGGATACATCCCCAACTGAAGCTGCGGGTGATCCGGATCCCAGCACTCATTACAGACAAGCAAGTTGTACCGTTTTGTCTTGATGACCTCTTCTTTCAGAGTCTTCAATTTAAACTGTTGCCCGCAACGATCGCACATGGCAATCGCCTTCTTGCCGGCTGCAAACCTATTGCCCATTACGAACTCGATCCGCCAATGAATGTCTGACGAGGGACGAAACGCACTGCGGCCTTCTCTCGATCTTCACCTGCCGCGAGGTTGAACTGCTCGTCATAGACCTGTTTCAACATGTCCATCCGGGGCATAAGCTCCGGCACCTTCATGGCAATGTAGTACGCCAATCCTGCAACAACACAAGGCAGGAAACGGAAGTTCATATCACTTGTCTGGATGCCGGCACCAGTGTCCTGAATCCTTCGCATACGCCAATAAGCGAATGTGTATGGGGTCACACTATCCGGTACAGGCCACACAGTGATGCATGGCAGATTGGGGTTGTAGACCACAGCGCCATTAGTGTGGCTGACTGGAGTGGTTCCGTTCTGCCCCCTGAATACGCCGCCAAGTGTTGTCCCGGTGATGTATCCATAATAGATGTCTTCGTCATCAATCCGAATAAAACCGCTGGAAGGCAGGCTTGAGACGGAACTGAGCACAATGGTTGTCGTCGAGGAATTGATCGTTCCTACGAGCGTGGCATTGGCTGGAGACAACTCTCCCGACATGCGTTGAACCCAGACCTGAATCGGTCGGGCTTGCGTCAGCTTGTTTGGAATTGTGGCGTAGGTCGAAACGCTGATGCGAGTGATGTTTAAATCAGCCTGTGTGCTCTGATTGTTCCCGCCGGTTCGGATGACATGCTCCATCAGATCGATGGTATCCAATGGCAGAGCGTATGTGCTTAGACCTTGAGTCAGGTTGAAGGAACCCTGCTCAATTGTCCACATGTTGATACCACGGTTCTGCCACTCGATGGTCATCAGATTCATTGACCGGCGAGCAGTACGCAGGTCATAACCTGTACGCATCTCGCGCCCAGCCCGCTCCCAAGCTTCTTCAGCAAGCTCCGTAAACTCAAGATCAAATGCCGTTGAACCAGTGGTTGCCATTTATCTGTACCCCGCTGTTTTTTTGGCAATGTTCTTTGGTTGAGCAACAAACTGTTTGCCTGCTTTTTTGCCAGCCCGTTTTGCGCGAGTTGTTGCTGCGTATTCTGCTGGAGTCAAGGCTTTGATGGCATTTTCAGGCAAATATCGCTCACCCGTCTTAGAAGACGGCTTACCAGACTTAGTGCGCCATTTTTGAGCGCCCCAGTCCTTGAGCGACTGCTGCGGGTCTTTCATGCCATTTTGCCGCGTGTTTTGCCTCGTTGAGCAATACCATCTCCGCGCCTAGATGCCGAAACTGCGCCGCCGCTTTTGTATTTGTCAGGCTTTGCGTACTTCTCAGCTTCAATGTCTTCGTCAACTTTGCGAAGGATGCGCTGCACTTCTTGGAAATTTTCTTCTTCCGTATCCTGCTGCGGCTTGCTCTTTGCTTCGCTGCTGCTCAAAGCGGTTCTGGCACCTTCAGCCGCTGCGGTAGCGCCAGCAGCCCGCACACCAGTGCGTTTTGCCGCTCTAGTTTTGGCTTCGTCTGCCGATGCTTTTGCGCCACCTTTGAGACGCGAAGTGTCTTTGGTGAGTTTCCGCAAGTCATCCATAGTGCTTGCATTGCCCCGAAAAGAAGGCAGGCTGCTCCATTTCGTGCCGCCAACTCCACCGCCACCACCGCCTTTGCCGCCCTCAGTACCGAGCAGCATCTCTTCCATTGGCTTACGAATACCTTTTGGCATTTTGAATACCTCTCGTCACTTGTAACCGCCGCCACGGGCTTTGTACTGCTTGGCCAGAAGCTGTGCCTTACGGGCGCTCCATTGGCCTGCGCCTGTGCCTTGAGTCTCACGAGATTTGATTGACTCAAACAAAGACTTACGCATACCGGGCTTTGTGTAAACGCCAGCTTCGTTTACCTTAGACTTTACTTTTCCGCCCTCTGCGTACTCAGTGAAGTCGGTGTTGTCTCGGCGTTTTTTGACGACACCTTTGGGCATTTTTGAGGAATTGATGGCCCCCATGCCGCGACTTGCCATCATGGCTACACCATCACGCCTCGGGTTTTACCACGTTGTACGCAACCATCTGCCCGTTTAGACGCAGAGCTAACTTTGCCGCCACTGGCAAACCCCATGCCTTTGATCCTCTGACGATCCTTTTCATCCTGAATGCTTTGAAGCATTTGCTTCTTTTGCTCAGAAGAAATGGCGTCCTCTGCCTTTGTTTTGGGACGACGAGGCTTGTATTGACTCATGTCCGGAACAACGGGCTTAGAAGGACGGACAGAACCGCCTTCTGGGTCCATAGGAGGCTGCCCCATCTCTTCAGTAAAAATCTTGGGAGATCGTTTCATGATGCACCTCTTAGCACTTACCGCCGCCCATCATTTTGACTTGCATACCACGGGTCTTGCCTTTGCGGGCAATGCCGTCAGCAGCCTTGTGGCCACCGGCGAGGCCACCGGAAGCGTAGCCCTTGGCCTTGCTGCCACTCTTCATGCCGGCTTCGGCCATCTCATGTTTGATCATGGACTTGGGAGCGCCCTTCTTTTTCATAAAGGAGATCTCTTTACCCATCATCTTCTTGGACTCTTTCATTTCACCACCTCCAGCAAATTTACGACCTTTATCGGCCTGACTAAACTCTTTGGCGACCTTTACAGGAACGCCGACCTTCTTGGCAAATGCAGGGTTATGGGCCGCTGCATCCATCAAACGCTTTTGTTCGGGACTAACCGAGGGCACTTCTTTGCTCTTTCATGAAGTCATCAATCTTCTTCTCAAGCCGATCCAGTCGATCCAAGACGCGATTGATGTCGGTATGCACCTCTGCTTTGGTGACATACTCCTTCGCAATTTCCTCCCGGGTGCGGTTAAGAAGAATTTGAATGCGCTTGACCTCGTCCGTTGATGTCTTGACCCAGAACAGAATCAAGGCCGAGATTAGGGACAGAGCAGCGTTCCATAGAGTTAGGTCCATGTCAGCAGTTCCACGCCCTCAGGCTTTTGTTGATGCGGCTGTTTGGATCGTTTGCTGTCTTGGCGCTGGTCAGTTTTTTCTTCATGCCAGACATCCTTGCACAGAAAGAGTCGCGCCTGCTGCCGCCCTCGGGTTGAGGGGGCTTCAGGTTCATGCCTTGTTTTTTGGCAGAGGCTCGGCCCTTGGCGTTTAAACCACCACTGGGATTCTTGCCTTCCTTGCGCTGCCATGCTGGTGTATTAGCCATATTGTTTTCTCACGCCCACACGCGGTGCGGGGTACTTACTTGAACTGCAAACGGCGTCAGTGTATCACTCTGAGGCCCACGGACATTGACATGCCAGCCTTCGATAGGAGTCATTACTGGCTCCTCGTCAGTGCCGCCCGTGCGCTTGTAGATAATGCCAATGGTGTCAACGCTGCCTTCGTATCCTTCCAGCGCAGCAGTGGCTTGGACTTCGCTTGTGAATTTTAGGTATAGATCAGTCATGCTGTGATCCCTTGCAATTCAGCGTTTGCCAAGCGACGGGGGTAGTAGGCGATTTGACGATACCGGATGTTTGAGGTACTACCTGCGCTTGACGCCGAAAGCCGCAATGCAATAATTCCAGTTGGGACTGCTGCAACAGTATCTGTAGTTCCGGCAGTTCCGTTGATTGCACCGACAGTATTGTTTGTCGCAAGCGCAACCGCTTGCTTGTAATATGCTCCTGCCGCATAAGTCGTGCTAGGCGTTGAATTAACCGCCTCTGTAATGCTAGAAACAACTACTGGGTTTTGCATGTTGTTTCCGGATGTGGCGGTCATCCCCCAGTAATTAGCTGTCGTGCCGTCGTCCACAATCAAAGTTCGCTGCCCTGCAACCAATTTCAACCCAACCCAAGCATAGTCTGCAAACAACGTCCCCGCACTGGCGTTATACCAACTACTGAAGTTCGTCCCCGTCATGCTTGCAAAATCAGCCGCACGGGTCACTTGTGACGCCACTGTGGGGATGTAGCTGGTGGCGAAGGCTCCGGCTTCTAGTTGAGCGCCCCAGATGAAGATGCCTGATGTGCCGTCGCCTACTGTGTCAGAAGCATTAACCTGCCCGTAAATTCGCGGTGATGCCGTTGCCGTGGCAACAGTTGTGTATGTAATTGAACATCTGTACCAGCCGTTACCGGCAGGTGTTATGGAAGCAGTGCAATTTGCAACGCCGGTAGTTGTTCCGTTTGCTAGATTGAAATATGCTCTTGTAATTGATGCAACAACCGTACCTGTAATTCGTAATTGACAAAAATTGTACTCACCTGCTTTAGCGTAAACACTAACGGTGTATGCTGTTCCAGTGGTTTGGCTTAAAGACTGAACAACAAAACCAAGTTGGCTAATGTTTGAAGTTATTTTGTCGCCAGTCAATGCCCCATCCGGCGCAATAACAGTATTTGCCGTAATACTGGAGTTGGTTTTAGTCCAAGCCGCATTGTCAAACTGCTCAGAATACGTCCACAAATTTACCCGCTGCTCTTCAATTAGCAGCCCAAGGCTTGCAAGCGTTGTGGGGTTGTAGTCAAACCGGGGTGCGTCGATGGCCGCTGTTTGGATCAGGCCGTTAGAGCCGGTGAACGTGGCCGTGGTAGAGCGTGTGAAGGTGATGCGGGGGTCGAGGGTTTGATTGCCAGACGTAAAGTCGAGGTTAAGCGTAGCGCCTGCAAAAGCGCCGCCTGAACCCAAATACGCTGGCAAAGAAAACCCAAAACCCAGCGACATATCAATAAATCCTGACGAGGTTGGTTGCCGTAGTGCCTGTGGCCAGCACTTGTAAAACCTGAACTGGAATAACTCCTCCAGCGGGTAGGTTTACAAATGTAACTTGGTCCCCTTGTGGGGTTGTCACTGCAACATTACCACCTGTGCCCACATACACCACAGAAGGTGTTGGCAAGTTGGCGGAATCACTGGGTGTGATTGTGCCCGCACTACCCGGAAACATCGGGAAGGTTGGGCTGTAGTTTGTTTGCTTGCCCATAATCAATCTCCTTTAAAACAGGGGCCAAAGCCTCTTGGTTTGCATCATGGTGATGCTCTCCTATTAAGAAGGAGTAACAGCAGTCGTGCCGTCAGCGTTGACCCAAGTGCTAGTAGCAGTTGCGCCAGTTGCAATCTTCAAAGTACTAAGGCTGGTATTGAAAACAATGGTCCCAGCAGCTTTGCCAACAGTATTTACCGTAGAAGTTGCAGATGCACTTTCAGCAGTGGTTGCAGTTGTAAGCTGAACATAACCAGTT